CATTGCCTGCAACTGTGATGTTGGCGGTAGCGCTTGGACCTGTGCCGCCAGTCAGCGTGGTGTTGTTGTAGGTTCCGTTCGTGTAACCAGATCCTGCGTTGGTCAAACTGAAAGCCAAAACGCCACCTGTGGCATTAGCTTCCCATCCGGCGGTGATTGGATAGTGGAACACTTGAGAGAAGTAACCAGCAGAGCGACGAGCGCCAAGCGCCTCACCTGCGTCATACCAGCAGTTCTCACGCACGTTGTAGATGATTGCATCGGTACACTCAGTTGCGTCGCCGCGTGGGTAGAACCACCAGATCTCGCCAAAACGAGGAACCTTGGACACCCAAACCTTCTCGCGCTGGGCGTAGTTCAGGTTGTCAAAGAAGTAGTTCTGGTTCATGTTGTTCGGGATTTCCTTCACAACACCGTTGTAAAGCAGGAATCGGTCAACACCGCACCAGTAGTAAATGCCGTCGTACTCAATCACGGACTGAGAAGACAGAATAGACGACTGAGAAGAGATCAAGTCATAGCGCCAGTATTGGGGAGGTGTACCAGCACCACCGATGTAGGACACACGGATCAGTGAATCAAGGCTCCAAAACAGGCCAGAAGGCGCGTTTGAACCACCGCGCACTGGTAGCCCTTGGACAATCTTTCCAGTGGCTACAGAGACCTCATTGGCTTCCGCTGAGACCCAATCTTGTACGTTGCCTGCGGATGAGTTCTTGATCAAGCCATCGTTACCATAGACAAACACGTACGGGTGAAGGGTAACAACACCGCCAGAGACGGAAATGTTGTTGTCAAAAGTAATGGTGGACGCGCCAGAAGTAGTTGCCGCGGCTGAGATCACCACGTTTTGGATCGATCCAAGCGTGAAAACCAAACCATCAGTTGTTCCAGCCGTGGTCGTGATAGCTGAGCCACCAGACGACGCAGACAAAGTGAAAGTCGTTGCGTAGTTTGTGGCAATGATGAAGTAAGTCACGCCAGAAGTCAGACCTGTTGCTGTACCCGTCAAAGTTCCTGAAACAGCCACTGTCTGGCCAACGTACAGACCTGTCGTGGATGTGCAAGAGCACTGACCAGCAATACCCGTTACGGCCACAGCATTTAAAACTGGCGTAGTAAGGTTCGTTGAGACGACGGTAGTACCTGAAGGAATACCAGTTCCAGAGATAGACTGACCAGCACCAATCAACAAACTCTGAGTTGATAGGTACATCGTCGAGGTGCTGTTCAGGTACACCGAGTCAGTAAACACGCCAAGTGCCGACATTGATGTACCCGTGATGTCGCCACCCAGCACAGGGGTGTTGATGTTGTTATCGATGAGGGAAAGGTTTTGGCCGGGGTGAGCCAACAACAAGTTATTCCCAGATCCGCTCACGTCATAGAACGTATCAAACTGCCACAGATTGTTTGCGTTGGCCGTGAACCCAGTCAGGGTCATATCCGTGATGCCAGAGCCAGTTCCACTGTTGTTGATTGGAAGCAACTGCAAGCCGCCAGCGTAGCCGCTGAAGACGTTGTTGAAGTTCTGCTGAGGGTTCAAGTAGATGCCGCGTGATGGGCCTGCCAAGTCGTTCACGATCTCACGGTATCCACCGATCTTGCGTGGACGACCACGCTGGAAACGAACCCAACGTCCAGAGTTGTAGAAGTCTTTGTCAAACACTGTACCGTCGCGCTGTACGCCCGGTTTGGTATCAAGGGCGAATACCTTTTTTGTCATGAGAACGTGCCCCCAGCAATTCCAACGGGAATCTTCATGCCCGCGCTTGTCAAGTCAACAGCCATAGAGCCGCCAACAGCAATGTTGAATTGGCCAGCGCCTGCACGGTAGATACCAGTGCTGGTCTCGGCGGCAAAGTTCAGGGATGGCGTACCAACCGTGCCATCCAAAAGGCTCACAGTCGAGGCGCCAGCCTGCGTGGTGTTGGCGTTGAGAAAGTTGGTTCCGTCGCAAATAAGCGTGGCCTGCTGGCCGGGAGGAACTGTGGCCGTGTAACCCAAGCCTGTTGTGATTGTTAAGCTGTAACCGTTATCAGTCGTTTGATTTGATATGACGTACAAGTTCACCACAGGCGGGAATGTGACAGTCACATTGCTTGTCAAGCTTCCAACGTACTCTTGAATCGTGTTGGCCGCCTCGTTGTTGGTTAGAACAATGGAGCCACCAGTCACGCTCTTGACCAAAGCTGTAAACACAAAGGATGAGCTGACACCGTAGCCGATGGTCACATAGGCTGTGCCAGTGCAAACAATGAAGGCCGACTCGGACGGATTAAACGTTTTGGAGCTGTTGCCGTCGATCAGTTCGGCGCCAGTTGTTGAAATTGTGAAAGATCCTGTGCCGTTGTTCTTGAACAGCGTGAACCAGTTGTTCCCAAGCGTGGAGGCGGCTGGAAGGGTCGCAGTTCCTGATCCACTACCCCAAACACGTGTCTGAGCACGATCTGTGTCTGCAAAGGTAGAACCCGACGTAATGGCCGCGCTTGGGTGGCTTTGATTGAGCGTAGCACCGCTGGCCACCAAACCATAACCTGCAAGGGTTGCCGCATCAGCAGAGGATGAGCCTGCACCAAAGGCAATCACACCCCATGTACCAGCGTTGTCTGGGTTAGACGTGATGTAGATGTACTTGGCTTCACCGGCGGCAATTGACACGATAGTGCCAGCTCCGCCATAAGTCTTGACTGTGAACGTGTTAGATCCGACGTTTCGGATCATCGCGTCATTACCCACAGACGCTTGGTCAGCAGGCGGCATGTAAAGGCTCAGGCTACCAGCGGTAGCCGTCACATTCATAATCCGCGCCGTGTAGTCGGTCGTCGAGTTGCCGTTGATTGGCCACTGTAACTGCGTGTTGGCAGACAGCGTCACCGCACGGTAGCTAACGTCCGTTGGTTGGACTACATCACCAGTGAAGGGGCTTACGTAGCTCATGAATCCGCCGCAATAGCTTGACGATCAGCGATACGCAACTTGTCCTCAGTCATCAAGGTCTGCATGATTGCTTGATACTGGGCTTGCCACATAGGAACGCGGTCGTCGTTCTTAAGGAACGGCATAGCTTGCAACAAGGAGCCATACAGCAACGCTTGAGGGGCGTAGATGGTGAACCAATTCGTCTGGTTAGAAGAATCCAAAGGCTGGACACGCTCGTAGTACAGGACTTCAAAGTTGTAGTCGTCAGCAGGCGTAGGAGCAACCAGCCAGTGGGTGTAGTCGTAGTCACAATAGAACGCTGGCACATCTTCAGCAGTGGGATCTGGCCAGTACTCACGCAAGTATTCGTACTTACGAAGCAAGACTGGCTGGCGCTTACCAGCTACCGTGATGTTCATGGAGACAGTTTTGTGCCAACGAGCTGGCTTGTCAATCGTAGCCTGACCTGTGGTCATGGTGCTGGTGTTGACAGTCAGGTTGCCCAAGAACTTGATCTCGGCGGCAATAACCTGTTCCGCCAGCATGATAAACAGGGGGATTTTGTCCAGTGTGGCGGCGTCAGTACGCTCCAGATAGGACTGGATGTTCTCGACCAAACTGTCATAGGTCATAACACTTGCGGTCGTCATGCGTTCACCTCGTAGATTCTTTGGGCCATTTTAGTATGCCTTTAAGATAAAAACAAAGCTTTTTCCGCTTCCCTGCGCCTTTTCAGGCCAGCCAGAACTTTGCCGCCACCGATGACATACAGCATCAAAGCATCAGCCGCCCCCTCCCAGTCGCCTCGATTGATCTTCATCCGAATAGAAGAGCGCTGAAAGGCGCCCAGTCCAGCGTTGAAGGAAAAGCTGACACACGTGTCGAAAGCGCCTTGACGACCAGCAAGAGCGGGAGCAAGTCTAAGAACGCCACGTTCAGTAGGGCCGACGTCATCTTCGAATAGTTTATTGATCTCTTCTTTTGACCAGACACGGTTGTGCTCCTGTTTCAATGGGTACTCACTGCGGATCATCCCGCTGTAGCCCTCTTTTCTGACCATTGGTAGGCGGATTTGGTCTTGATACAGCACGTGCCCGTATCCGATTGTCCAGATATGGGCAGGGCACAGGTACGGTTTGTTCCTGTAACCCTCGTACTGGTGCATCAATTTAGCGCCAGCCTCCCCCAGTTTCATTTTTTGCTCCAGCTACGTGAGCCAAACCAGAAACCAATGATCGCACCCAGCATGGACATCTCATCAGAGCTAAAAATCACGTCAGCCAAGCGGATTAGCTCGTCAATGTTGATGATTAGACCGGGGTGCGTGTGGGCGTAGTAGGCGATCCAAGCGTTGATTGCGCACAATTCGAGGACAAACAAGTAGGTCACGGTGGGTCGCACGGTTCCCATGTAGGTCACCACCCAGCCAGCCGCCTTTTTCATGATCTCTTTGTCGTGGTCATACGCCGCCACAGTCATCTGAGCGTCGGTCTCCATGGCAATCTGGTCTGTGCGGATCTCTTCGACCTTCTGCTGGGCGGCAAAGCCCTGCGCCATCATCTGAAGTTGCATCTGAACTTGGATGTTGGCCAACGCCAGCTCATGCTTCTGGTCAGATTTATTCTGGAAATACTCCAAAAGCTTTGGTAAGCCTGAGATCAGTAGTCCGCCAAGGGTTGAAAGTAGTGAAAACATAGTTGCTCCTTATTCGTCGGCCATATCTGTGGCGGCTAGGTTGATTCGGGTCTTGAGGGCGGCGATGTCTTCAGGCTTTTCCTTGAATCCGACCGCTACGTAGCCTGCGAATTTGCCCATGTCAGGAGGAATTGAGCCTCGGCACATAA